ATGTATCTATATTAACCATGTAAGGTTCACCCGTCTCTGCCCTAGCATTTATTATCTGCCACCATAAATCTCTAGCATTAACAGTTTTAACAGCTTCCCCTGTTTTAGGGTCTATTAATCTCCAGTCATTGTCTTCCTGAACTGCTTGTAAAAAATCATTGGTAAGATTAACTCCGTTGTGTATGTTCAGACACTTTCTATTAATGTCACCACCTGACTCTTTTCGTATGTTTATAAACTCTTCTATTTCCGGGTGGTCTATGTCCATGTAAGATGCATAACTACCTCGTCTTGTAACTCCCTGATTGAATGCTAACATCTGAGAGTCAACTACTTTCATGAATGGAATTGAACCAGTAGAACGACTATTGTTAGCAGTAGCGATGCCATTACTTCTAATATCTCCCCAATATCCACCAATACCTCCACCTGAACTTGCGAGCCAAATGTTCTCATCATAATGAGAAGATAACCCGTCACGACTGTCAGGTACGTAATTGAGAAAGCAGCTAATAGGTAAACCCCTATTGGTTCCCCCATTGCTAAGAATAGGAGTGCTAAACATGAACCATAAGTCGGAACTGTAGTTATAAAGTCTTTGAGCCAACTGAAAATCGGTAACCCCTTTGAAGGTTGCTCCGAAGACGGAGGCTCTTGCAAATGCTTCTTGTGCATATGTTTCTCCTGATGCTTCGTATAGATACCTATCTTTTAAAGTATCTAAACTAAATTTGTTTAATTTGTTTTCTTTGTTGTAGTCTATTTTAATACCTAAGTATTCTTTCTGACCGACCTTGTCTTCAACCATTACTCTTTCTCCTTATCGTTTAAATGTAGTGCAATTAATGCATAGTGTATAATTTTAAGTAGGTCTGCATCAGACTTACCATTCTTTTTACCATACCTCATAGCATACTTCATGATGTTACCTATACAAAATCCTTCACCATGTCCTGCATCAATAATCATATCGGTTGCTTGATACTTTGAATGAGCGTAGTGTTGTGTATAGGTGCTATCAATGTATTGCTTAACACCATTTAAATTTATGTTCTCGTCAAATTTATATTCCATATTTATATCCAATCTTTAGGTAGTGTGTGTTCAGAGAACCACCTAAAATTATTTTTATTTGCCCACTCTGCATGACTTCTTTTAGTGCCGTCCTTTCTTCGTTTAGCCTGAGGCATAGGAGAACTAGGACTAGAAAACAAAAAGACTAACTCTTGATTATCTTTAAGACACTTGCGTATCCAAATATATTTATTGTATTCTTGATAATCCCAAAACCTTCCTTTAGCTTCCAACAAATACTCTACACCATCTATAACTTTTGTAAAGTCAGGTTCGTAGGTATGCTCTACTATGTAAGAAACTTTATCTGAATGATGACTCCACTTCTTTAAAGAATTTCTATGTAACGTATACTCCCATTTAGAATCGTAACCTTTCGGTAAATCTTTTTCTATGGGTCTAACCTTTCTTGGTTTTCTGTATCCTCGTTTCACATTACATCCTGTAAAGTTATCTCATCTAATTCTTTTGTAAGTAATTGTTTCTTGACTTGTTTTATAAACCATCGTTCAGTAAAGGTAGACAGACTTAATTTCTGATTATGATAAACATATTTTTCTAAAGTAGGGAAAAACTCTTTGTAATTATCTTTGGTAATTCCTTTAGCATCTTCTTGAGATACTAATGTGTGTAACCAATCATACATTAAATCGTGTGCTTTTCTTTTTACTTCTTTAGATTTACGTCTGTTCATGATACTTCCTGTACATTAGGTTCTTTTGAAACTTTAGTTAAGTAAACTAATCCTTTGGCATAATTAAAAGTTCTTAGACCTTTACCATCGTTAGCTTCTTTATGACATTTGAATTTGTGAGGGCACCACGTACAACCTCTAGCTAATTTCATGTTACCTGATGTACCCTCGGGGACTGGAGTATAACAAAAATCAGGAGGAGAGTCAACTGCTAAAGAAGAACGTACTTGTTTTATCTTATCATTAATATTTGGTTTATCTAAATCGTCAGGTATAAAAGTAGTAAGCTCACCTGTTTCTTTATTCATTACTAAGAACCCACCTTGAGAAGTTTCATTAGCTTTTTCATAACCTGCTAACTGTCCAAGGTATCCAAAGGCATCATCTTCTCCTAGAGTTCCGTCTTTAAATTTCTTAAAGGCATAACCCGATGCAGTCTTAACATCAATAACTTCTCCGTCTATAACACAATCCATGTGTCCTTTGATTCCGTCTACAGAAATTTCTTTCTGTTCAGAGGTTACTGTATGTCCTGCCATACGAACAAAGAACAACAAAAGAACCTCAAGTAAATGTCCATACAAAAACTTAATCTGTAATGGAGCAGGATGAACTTCTTTTTCTTTCTTTGTTTCTTTAGAATCAAACCAAAGTCTTCTCAAAGGTTTCCCAATGTTAGACATACGTAAGTTATCTCCTGTACGTTCTTGAGGTATAGACCAGTGCCTCAAAGCATCTGCCATATCTTTACCAAAAGTTTCTAAATCTTTTTCAGATATTTCTAATTCTTTTCCATTAGATAATTGTTCTATCTTACTATAGATATCCGATACTAAAGTATCTAATTTAGGCTGATTTTTCTTTTGCATTTGTTTCATCTTTAATTTCTTTAAAAGCTTTAATAACATCTGTTGAGAATAGTTTCTGTAAGTTTACTAGAAACATACGACTTGCATTGTTATCTCCACCCGATACAGTTTTAAAAGTATCTAGTTTATCTACTATCTTTCTAAGCGTATCTGTATGGAACACAAGAGTACAGTACTCGTCTTTACCTATACACAAATTATGAAACCAATAGTCTGATTCCGTTGCTCTGATACCTGAGGGCTTACCCCATGACTCATACTCTATACAAATATTTCCTGTCTTCTGCCAAATATTTTTCTCGGATTTGACTTCTATTTTTTTATTGGTAAGCATGTCTGCTATCTTATCCTCACGGATGCTACCATATTGTAAATCTAAATCAAACTTCTTCCTATCTTTTTTAGTGGGTTTCATTCCAACTATCTCCTATTTTGTACTCACCTGTAAGTGGGCATCTCATGTTAAAAAAATCTCCTGCTTCTTCAATACACTTGACCGCAATTTTGCCGACCCATTCTGCATCTTGTTCAGGAACTTCTATCTGCCATTCATCATGAATGTTTGCTACTATTTTTACATCTGTTTTATTAGATGATTCTAATGCTTCGTTTAAAAGCATCAAACCTTTCTTCATTGCTATAGCACCACCACCCTGTAACAAAGTATTTAATGCTGAGTGTTGGTGTCTCAAAATAATCTTTCTTCCGTCTAAACCTTTGAGGTAACCTTTCTTTGCCGCTCGGTCAACTCTATTTGTAAGAGCTTTAAATGATGGGTTACTATCAAAAAATTGTTCTCTAAGTTGTTTACCTGCTCTAGAACTTCCTCCAATAATACTTCCAAGCTTTGCATTTCCTGCTCCGTAGCATAGGGCATAGATGAAAGTTTTAGCCTGATTTCTTGATTTAAGTTTTGCAAGTCGTTGGTTAGTCTCGTGTATGTCACCATTGATAATTTCATTTGTGTATCCTTCATCATCCATATAATGTGCTAACATTCGTAGTTCTAAACTACTAGCATCAACACCTACTAATTTATTTCCTTTGTCTATTATCCAACAGCTTCTGCATTCAGAACCATAAGGACTATTTATACTAGGAACTTGTGCCATGTTCGGATTTCTATGTGCCATTCGTCCTGTAATAGCACCTGTAGAAATAACTGAACCATGAACTCTATCGTCACTACCTACTGCTTCAATCCAAGATTGAACTTGAGCAATTCTTTTTTGATACAAAAGAAAGTCTGCAATCAGTTTAGCTTCGTAGATATGGGTAATATCTTTTAGAGTACCTTCATCTACTTTTGGTTGACCAGTAGGTGTCAATTCTTTAGGCTTCCACCCAAAGTCTTGTAGATATTCCCCAATTA